ACCGCTCTTAGCGTAATGCTCATTAAACCCGTGTGGGTAGGCAGCGATCTAGGATATGTAATAGCCATTTAAAATGCTCCTGCAAATGCGCCACCACGCCGTTTAGCGTCTAATACAGCAGCTTTAGATGCCTCTGCTATCTGAGGCATCAAGCCTAGCACTTCAGCACGTACAGTTTGCTGTACGCCTGTGGTGACGTTGATGGTTTGCTGAACAACCACACCGCCACCCATTTGATTATTAGGCACAACGTGAGAATTACGGCTCGGAATGATAAGCTCTGGGCCACGCTCGCCAACCATATACGCTCGCCCGCCAGAAACGGGACCACCCATTGCTCTGGGTGCAACTGGTGGTGCAACTGCTCCACCTGTGCCAGCCGCAGAAGCAGGGGCAAATGCTCCAGTAATTGCACTGGTGATAAATCCAGTTATTTGCTTAACCACAAATATTCTATAAAGTTCTTTTATAATATCACGCGCCATAGCACGAAAGGCATCTTTAGCAGTCATTGTTCCATCAACCATAGACATAAATGCATTTTCCATGCTGCTCTCTATAGTATCAGTGACACTTTTTAACCTTGATTTCATCTGATCCAATGCACTCATAGCATTTTGCGTTGCTGATGTTATTTTTGATAATTCATCTTCAGCATTCCCGCCTATGTCTAGCGTGGCTGGCGTTCTTAATGCAGCATTAAGTGCTTCATAACTTGATGTAATTAAAGCTGCTGTAGCACTTCCAGCATCGCTAACAGCATCAAAGAACTCAGGGAATTTCTCCTTTAATTCATCCATTGCCTTAGTAATTAAACCAAGTTGGTCTGCCGCAACTCCAGCAGCAATTGCAATTAACATAATAGGATTTCGCCTTGTGACAGCATTTAATGCACTCATCAAAATCTGCGTAGCGGAGACAGCTTTTGCAAGGCTCACAAAACTTCTAGCAGCTTTAAAGGCTATGTTTCCTAATTGTATTGCAACGAATATTCCCGCCGCTGTGGTTAATGCAGCTAAATTATCAGAAACAAAATCAATAACCCCGCCAAGCATATTGAAAGCACCACTAAGAACACCGCCGACAAAGCTTACTAAAGGCTGAAATTGCATTAACAAAACGCCAAGTGTATTTGTGAAGTTATCTAATGCTGGAGTTATATCAGAAAAAACTCCACGAAACCTATCTAGCCCACCACTTGCCATCAAGACCGCAGCACCAACGCCGGTCAAAGCACCTGCAATCATACCCAGAGGCCCAAATATGCTAAGTATTTGACCACCCTGCATGGAGAATATGCGAAGCGCATCAGTGCCCATGCTGGCTTGAACAGCAACGTCTTGCACTTGCAAACCAAGACTACCCATATTTCTAGTCATACGCTGCATACCACCAGCGCTAGATCTCATAGCTCTATTTTGATTAGCCATGTGACGGGTTGTGCTCGACATGGTTTGGTCAAGCGATCCGAGTTGCGCCTGCACCTTTCTCATCTCTGGCACGGCATTGCCGACGGCGTTCATCTCAAAAGTTAGTTTTTGTACCGCCATCGTCTTTTTGCTCCGCTTTGATCCTGAAGAAAGCGATCCATTCATTATATTCTGAAAGACTGATTTGCTCTATTTCACTAATGGTCTTGCCAAGCAGTTCAGCCAATGCAATCAGATTATATCTAAAAGGATCGCCTCTTAGTTTTTTTCGTGTTCCTCTATAGTCACGCTTTCCAGAACTGCACCGAAAACCTTAGCAATGAGATTTATAGGCTCACCCATCAAGATAGGCTTGTCCTCTAACGTAAAAGCCTTTTCACCAGCATCACTCTCACATTTGCGAATGATCAGGTCGATCATAGCAGACATTGTTGGATTGTTGATGAAGTCTTTGTGCTTTCTCTGGATTTGCTCCATATCACGCGCTGAGACTGTCGTGAAATAAAGGCGAAGAGGTTCATCCCCCTCGCCCCATGCTTCCACATCTAAAAAGCCTCTCTCTTGTTCTGCGCGTTTGGCCGCAATGCGTTTCGCTAATGACATCTTTTACACCGTTGTAGCTGTTAATGCCCCGCTACCTTGCACAGTTATTGATGCTTCCACAAGACCGTCAAATGATGAAGAGCGTGTAATGCCTGTCACGATAGCCGAACCACTGTAATATGTATCGCCAGAAGCATCGCCCTCTGGATAAACATTCAGCGTTACTGAAGCTCCAATAGTCAAAGCGCCCTGACCGGCGGTATCCGTTTCATCCCAGAAAACATCAACAGATCCGGTGAATGTTGTCAGAGATGATTTATATGTGCGAGCAGTGTCGCCCATAGTTGTATCTTCTAAGGTATCCGCTGTTTCTTCTAAGCTGAAAGAACGAATTTCTGCAATTGCGTCAGAACCAACCTTCACAGTTCCTTCGCTACCCGCGTGAGTTGCCATAGTAAAGTCTCCTTATCTGGCGGTTTCAACGTCATTAATAGCTGTATCATACCTTACATCAAATGTCAGCTTTGCGGAACCTACTGGTTGTTCTGCTTCACCTGAAAAGTTAATGTCTGTACCGGATAACACAGCCGACTTTGCAAGACCATTGACAGTGAAGTCATTGGCTATTGCCTCTTCGATCTGAACAGCAATAGCGTCCACATCATTATCAAAATTAGTTGTTGCTCGTACATATGCGTCCACCTCAATGGAAACAACACGCGCAGATGTCTTTACACCAATGGTTTGCAGCGCAGATGCTTCTGATCCCGCATAAACCGTGATGGCTGGCAAGTCAGCGTCAGTCAAAGAATAAACCCTAGTGCCATATACGCGGTTGCTAACAAGCGTAACGTTAGAGTTAAGCACCGAAACTATGCGCTCTCTTATTTGCTGCCTAACGTGAGCCACTATGATTTCTCCAACTGAACGACAGTGACGCCAGTGCCATCATGTATCCACGCCCGCACATAATACGTCACCGCATTAATAACCATAGCTTGGTTATACGCTATGCTTGAGATGTCTGTTGTTCTGCATGTCAAGCGCGGCTGCTCTTCGTGAACAGCAACATAACCACCCGTATCAACAGGAATAGTTTCATTGTCGAAAATGCCGTTGATCGTGCCGCCATCATAAGTGACCGCAGTGGCAAATTCATCAACGTCGAATATGTTTGCTAGGTCATCAGCTAGTGGCAGCGCCATCTTCTTCAGCCTTTTCTTCTTTTACATATGGCTTGGCATATCCGCGATCAATTAGCTTCTGAGCGATACGGTCATCAACTGTATGGCTTGCACCAGCCTTACCATTCTTGCCGCTCCAAGATGCGTCTTTAATCAGCGTAATCTTCATTTTTTGGCCCTTGTGGTCTTAGGCTTTGCAGCCCGATCAGTCGGAGCCTTAACAGGCTTAGGCTCAGGGGCATTATCAATGCGCCCATATCCCTTTAACGCAGTCGCTTCATCTGCGCCTAACTCAACTATGTCACCAGCTTTTCTAGCTTGACCAGCAGCGACACAGGATTTCAGGATAATATATTTCATCTTTCGCCCCTTATTGGAAAGGAGGGCCAAGTGGCCCTCCCAAGTTAGCACTCTTATGCACCATCATTGTTGAATGCAAAGCTTACTGCGTGACGTACAGCTACGTCTACAGTTTGCAGTGCAACAATCCGTACTGTGCCTGAGCTAGACGCAGTATATGGATCTACAACAATGTCCAAACCGCCATACATGCCGATCAGCAAGTCAGCAAAGTTGCCGAAATACAGATCACCAGCAGTAACTTGGTTCGATACGATTGCATTGTAGCCGTTCATTGATCCATCTGGAGCAACTACAAACTGGCCTGAACCAGCGTCTTTTGCAGTTGTTTTCAATGCACCGTACATGCTGGCTGGCAGGATGTAAGCCAAGTTGCCTGCAAGAGCGTTGTCTTCTGCTACCGCAGTTTCCATCGCTACAACTTCAGCAAATGTTGGGTTAGCTGCTGCAAAGTTGGTTGGCGTGTTGATGCCTGATGTGTTTTTCACACCAGTTGGCTGGCCAGATGATCCTGTTCCAGCCAATGCACCCAGATCAATCGCCAGAGCGATAGAGGCTGTCAGATCATTACGCACCAATGCTTCAACATCCAAAGATGATTGCTGCATCATAAGGCGTGTAATGTCTGTATGAGCGCCAAGCACTTTCGGCGTCATGGTGACTTGACCAACAGTAGGCTCGCTTTCGCCAGATGCGCCACCCTCAGATGAAATCCAACCAGCAGATGATGCGGCTGTTTTCTTTGGGATCTTCACGTTGCCTGACAAGCCTGTCAGCATTGTTGCACCAGCTTGCATGACTGATGAAGCATTCCGCAATACGTCGATGAAATCGCCGCCACGGAAATCGTCAGCAATGATGCCAGCATCGTCAGTTGTATTCATGTCGCGCACTTTCCAGCTACGCAATACATCTGCTGGGATCATAATGCCTTGTGCTTCAACACCCATCGCGTCTGACGCAGCAGCAGCAGCTTCTAATTCAAAAGCAGCAGCTTTTTGTGCAGAGCGATCAGTTGGGTTTGCATGGGCGCGGATAGCGCGAAGCAATGAGAACTGACGGGCCTCTTTCGGGGCAAGTCCGATTTCATTTGGCGTATCCAATGGTGCATTACCGATTACGTCCAGCAATTCACCGCGAAATTCTGCGAGTGAGCGGCCTTCTGATACGGCTTTGTCTGCCAAATCACGCTTGTTGTGCTTTGCAGCCAAGCGATACATTTCAGCAGTATCTTTTGCGGCGGCGCGAGTAGCTTCGGCCTTAACCGCATCGATGTCGATCTTGTTTTCTTCCGACATGATAGTTTCCTCTCTAATAAGAGTTTCAGTGATAGGTTTTGCGGGTGGCTTCTCTGCTGCGCGGCCCACCCCGACTGTCCTGTCTGCGGGTATGCTCACAACTGATACTTCCATTGGAAGCCAAGACTTCACGCGGTAGCTATCCGCATCTTGACGCTCCATGTCGTTGACATGATAGCCAACGCTGATGTTGCTTCTGATACCATCCACAACATCGTCGAAAACCTCTTTGGCAAGCCCGTTTCTTCCGAAACGCACAGTCGCCCGTAATCTACGGGCCGAGCCATCAAGGCTTACGTCCTCTACCACACCAATCTGCTGGCGTGGGTCATGATCCAAGAGAAGCGGCATACGTCCTGACTTAGCAAAGCTAAGATCAATGCTGCGCTCATCGTGATCTAATATTTCATTGCCAAAGCTGCGCTCTACTGGCTCTTCGCTGGATACAGCAATCCGCACAGTGCGCTTATCTTCGTCAACAACTTTACCGTCAAATGACATGCCGCGAGTTTCCATCTTCTCACGGTCAAGGCGCTCTTCATCATCGTAATGCTGAATGCGCTCATCATCTTCCTGAGTAGTCTGCATTTCTTCTGGCTGATCTTCACGATCAGGCTTTGCAAAAGTGACAGTATAAGCATCATCTGTCTCTTCCACGTTCAATATGTGACGCTCTTCCATCTCTGTTGATCCTTTTAGTTCAAGACCGATAATATCATCTTTTGCCATATCTGCGCTACCCCTTTCATCGTTAGCCATTGGATGACCCTTTGGCAGAAGGTCAGTATCATGCTTTCCGCTGCGATATTTGCCATTGCGCAGCGCATATAAGAAACTGTTTACGCGGGCATATGCCCATTGCTCAGGCGATTTCACATTCGGCCTTACGCTTTGCGGATTAGTCTTATAAGCGCCAATGCCGCGACGAAATACTGCGCTTAATGTGCGTGTGCTGGTGCGCTTAGACGCAACTTCACCAACTTTA